ATCTTTCTATGAGACTCTCGCAAGAGATATTAAAAAGAGTTTGTTCGAAAGTCGATCCAATTCATTACTTTAACGCGACTCGTGTCTTAGGTCCGCATTCTTTGTTTTATAAGGATGTTGAGGAAGATGGAGATGGTCTGAGCCGATCTTTTTTAGATCCTGCTATGAAGACACTCCACCCTCTTGATCGAAGCTGCTGGAAGGGTGATGGTGGTGATGTCCAATTGGATGCTCACTATTTTGGTGAGATGACTAACGGTCAGTTGATGGGTTCAAACCTGTCTTTTCCTATACTTTGTTTAGCTAACTTAGGTTTGTTTCTTAAGGTAATGTCTCGTTATCATTATACACAGCTTCTTTGCAAGATATTGCAGACTGTTGAAATTAATGGTGATGATATGTTATATATTGGAAATAAATCAATCTTTGCTGAGCATGAAGCTCTTGGTGCTAGTATTGGATTAGAGATGTCTGTCGGGAAGGCGTATGTTAATAGAACTTATTGTAATATTAACTCAACTTCTTTTCACTGTCCGATCAGTAAGAACTGGTTAGATGTTGTTCGTAATGGAATGGCATTTGACTGTGTTCAGATTGGTTGGTATCCGGTGAATTTGTGCTATGGAATGCATAAAGTACAGTCTACCAGTGGGGAGTCTCGTGTGGATGACGTTTTCGAGCGTTATGATACATTTGACTTGTCCCACTGGGGGGTGACCGACTTCGTGGACCGGGATCGTGTGAATGTTGACGGTAGGTGGTTGTCTTGGGAATCTTTTTCTCAGGGTGAACGTCTTGCCGGTCGAAATCCACATGATGCTGGTTTGCGTCGTCGGAAAGATACTGTTCCTGATGTTAGAAGTTCAAAGCTCTATCATTATCTTCAGAATCTTTACTCAACAACTAAGGGATTAGCTGGCTGTGATTCCATGTTTAATCTCGTTATTAATGGGGCCTTGCCGAACAAGCGAATTGCCGCTGCGAAGTTCTTTATTGAACAGAACAAAAGCAAACTTGGGGTGGAATCGACCGCGCTCTTTACGAAAGATGGTACTCGTTATCATCCTTTTGTAAGGAACCTGTTTCTTCCAATTGCATTAGGTGGGCTTGGGTTTCAGTGCCCAGTCGGATTTAAATTTCGAATGACCGCTATTCAGAAGCGAGTTGCCAGTTCTCTTATTGGTGATTTGCGTTTGGATATGGGACTTCCTATTGAGTCTGATGGTCTGCCTCGGCCGGTCGATAAGGCAGTATTTGATTATCGTGATAACGTCATGCGGTTTCCTACGTTCGACATTTCATCCTCAAAAAAGATGAATAGTCTCCGTAAGTTCTCCGGATGTGTTCTGTCTAAGCTCGGTAAACGAGTCAGATCCCTTGGATCCGAG